GGCACTGTTTTTCTGAAATATTTTAGCGGTTAGTTTGGACCTGTATCCTTATGAGTCTTTTTATAAAAAAGATCTCTAGCATCCTACTATGGAGTGCTTATTGGTGAGTAAGCCCGTGCAAGATGTCATAATCTTGCGGTATACTGCTCACTGTCTCGTGAAAATTTACCAGAAGGTCGTTCCTGAATAAGGGGTAGCGAGATTATAGGGGCGACAGCAGTACGTGAGACCCTGAGCTGCGGTTCGAATACTCACACATCGCATAAGGTTTAGTCCTTCGCAGCGATTAATAAATTAAGGTCGTAATAACGTAGACCTGGCGGCAACCACATCTTGGATTAGGGTGTGGATTTTTGACTATCTAATTCAACAAGAAACAAACAAAACAACAACTTTTTATTGGACCTTTAATGTCCAATAGCAAACAAACGCGTAAGCGAACAAAACAACCAAAGAAAAAGACAGCTAAGAGGCGTACCAAAGCTTCATCTCCTGCAGGTATGCATGCTAAAATGATAGCAGACCCATGCAATTCTATGTTGGTTCCAGGTTTATATGGTGCCAATTCAGGATTGCTGGCTAGATTTCGCAGTCAGTTAGCCTTTCCAGAACAATTCCGAGCTCAATCTTTTACTTATGGTTACATTTTATGGTTCCCATCACTTCACAACAACGCAACATCAGATTCCAATGTTCGTGGTAGCCTGTATATTTTTGGTTCTCCCGACGCTGGAACCAATCCAACTTTACTTAATTACGGTGTCAATAATGCTTCCGTTGGGTCAGCTCAAACTTTGGCCGATCCAGCTTTTGCATTTGTTGATAGTGATTTATGTGCTGATGCTAGAACTTTATCAGCATGTTTGAAGTTGACTTATACTGGCTCACAGTCTGGTTGTAAAGGTTTAGTTGCACCATTAACCAACGTACCTTTAAGCGTTGTTCTTCAGGGTGGTTCAGGTGGTAGTCCTCCAAAAATCTCTGAACTACTTAATTACACAACTGTTCAAGGTCGTCCATTGGATGACCATGAGGCTGTTTGGCGTCCTGATCCAAGTGATAACACTTATAAACCAACTGCCGTTCCACTTATTCAATCAGTTTCCGGCACTAACTCGTTGTTTTATGCGTCTATCGAACCACGTCCACCAACTGCAATCGGTTTTGTCTTTTACAATGTTTCACAATTAACAGATTTCAATATTTCTGCATTTAAGAATATTGAATGGCGTCCAGAACCATTTTCAGGTTTGACAGCCCAGGCACCATCTGGTTCAGATAATCCAGGTGTCATTGCTAAAGCTGTTTCTTTACTTGACAACAACTTTCCTGGATGGCAGACAAAAGTTAAAGATACTGCCATCAATGTTGTAGGTAATGCTTTGACTAAAATGGTGCTTGGAGGTTCATATAGAAGTGGTAACGCTCCC